GGCCAGCAGGAGCCCAGCACCCACGTTGCTGGCATCCACGCCCGCGGGAAGTGGATACCCGGCGTGATCGACCCGGCCAGCCGCGGCCGCAGCCAGAAGGACGGCGAGCAGCTGCTGCAGATCTACCGCGACCTGGGCCTGCCCCTGATCGAAGCGGACAACAGCCGCGAGTCGGGCCTGTACGAGGTGCACCAGCGCCTAGCCACCGGCCGGCTGAAGGTGTTTCGCAGCCTCAAGCCTTGGCTGAGCGAGTACCGCATCTACCGGCGCGACGAGCGCGGGAACATCGTCAAAGAGAAAGACCACGCCATGGACGCAACTCGATACCTCGTGGTCAGCGGCATCCAAGTGGCGCGCGTGAACAACTCCAAGGGCGCGAGCGCCTACCGCCAACTCCGCGGCCTGGAAGACTGAGAAAGCCCACGATGCAGCTTGAAACCCGCCCCCTCAAGCCTGTGCGCGAGCACGGTGCCGCCAGCGCCCGCGACGAAGCCAGGGATGGCTACTCGCTCCACGCGCTGGAGGAACTGGTGTCGGACTGCGAGAGCCAACCCGACTGGCGCGACCGCAGCGACCGGGCCCATGCCTACTACGACATGGGCAAGCAGCTCACGCCCGAGGCCGAGCACAAGATCCGCACCGAGTGGGGCATCGAGCCGCGCCAGATCAACCTCATCCACGGGGTGGTCAACGGCGTGCTGGGCCAGGAAGCCAAGGCGCGCAGTGACGTGCGCATCGAGGCCGACGACGACGACTTTCAGGACGTGGCCGATGTCCTGAGCAAGAAGCACAAGGAGGCCACGCGCGAGGCCAACATCGACATGGCCGTGAGCAACGGCTACGCCGGCCAGGTCAAGGGCGGCATTGGCTGGGTGGAAGTCAGCCGCGCGGCCGACCCGCTGGACTACCCGTATCGCGTGACCGACGTGCACCGCTCGGAAATCTGGTGGGACATGCGCGCCACCGACCTGGGCCTGAAGGATGCCCGCTGGCTGGTGCGCAAGCGCTGGATGGACTTGGACGAGGCCATCGCCTGGATGCCCGAGCACCGCCGCATCCTTGAGCAGGCGCTGAACGGCTGGGATCTCATCGCGCTGCCCGAGGACCACGACAACATCCTGTACCGCAGCTACAGCAACGAGCGCCGCACGCGCATCCGCCGCGACGAGTGGGCCGACACGCGCCGCCAGCGCATCAAGATGTACGAAGTCTGGTACCGGGTGCCCGCCGAGACGGTGGTGCTGCACGTCGGCCCCGGCAAGCGCCTGGCCTACGACGAAACCAACCCGCTGCACATCGAAGCGGTGAGCCGCGGCACGGTCAAGATCAGCCGCGCCATCACCCGGCAGGTGCGCATGGCCCTGTTCGCTGGCCCGCACCGCCTGCTGGACCAGGGCACGCGCCGCCGGCACTTCCCCTACGTGCCGTTTTTCGCCTTCCGCGACGACGAGGACCGCACGCCCTACGGCCTGATCGAAGGGATGATTACCCCGCAGGACGAGTACAACGAGCGCCGCCAGATGATCAACTGGATGCTCAAGGCGCGGCAACTGGTGGCGGACTCGGACGCGCTGGACGAGGAATACAACAACATCGCCGACATCACCAAGACCATGAACCGCCCGGATATGGTGGCGGTGCTGAACCCTGACCGGCGCAACGCCAACGCCTTCCAGATCGCCAACGGCCTGCGCATGGAGCCGTTTCAGGTGGACGTGATGCAGGACAGCAAGGCGCTGATCCAAGAGGTGCCACGGGTCTACAGCACGCAACTCGGCCAGGCGCAGCAGGGCGTGACATCGGGCGTGGCCATCAACAGCCTGACCGAGCAGGGCATCGTCGCCATGGGCGAGCTCAACGACAACTACCGCTTTGGCCGCAAGCTGGTGCACGAGCAGGTGCTGGAGATGATCGTTGAAGACCATCTCGACGAAGACCTGAAGGTGGTCATGGGCGCCGGCCAGAACAAGCGCGTGATCGTGCTCAACAGCTGGGATGCGCAGACCGGTGCGCCGATCAACCGCGTGAAGGACGCGCCGGTGAAGGTGGGCCTGAGCGACGTGCCGACCAGCCCGGCCTTCCGCATGCAGGAGCAGCAACAGGTGGCCGCGATGCTGCAGGCCTTCCGCGGCGACCCGCAGGCCCTGGCCATCCTGGGCCCGGTGTTCATCGAGGGCAGCAGCCTGAGCAACCGCCAGGCCATTGCCGACGACCTGCGCCGCGCCAAGGGCGTGCCGGTTGCCGGCGACCGCCAGCAGCAGCAGCAGCAGCAGGCGCAGCAGCAGGAAATGATGGCCAAGACCAAGGCCCTGGAAGACGCGAAGACCGAGGCCGAGGTGGCGAAGCTGACCGCCGACGTGCGCGTGGCCGATACCGTGGCCACCCTCAACGCCGCCAAGGCCCGCGAGATCGGCCACAACGTGGCCCGCGACCTGCACAACATCGACCGCGAGGAGGCCACGCCGAACCGCGACGCCGACCTAGAGGCCGCGCTGGCCGAGGCCGCGCAGACCTGACACCAGTTTCGTCCCTGGCCATGCCCCCCGCGGCCAGGGAGTAAGAGGGGGAAGTTCCCACCGCCCGGCTTACATCGCGCCGGGTGGATGAGGTATTCAGCGATGGCGAACACGAGGCCCGCCCGGAGCAATCCCGGCGGGCTTTGTCGTTCTTGGCACCCGGCCGTCAATCGGGATGAGGAGTGAGAGTGAACCTGAACGAACTGGAACCCGGAACCCCGGAGTACGAGGCGGCCCTGGACGCGGCACAAGCCGAAGAAGACGCTGCCAACGACAACGCCGATGGCGCCGCCGCCCCCCAGGGTGACGACGACGATGGCGAGGGAACCGAAAACGCACCCGCAGCAACCGCTGCCGAGGAACCCGCCGCCGCTGCGCCCGCAGCCGCCACGCCCGAAAAGCCGGCCAACCCTTCCGGGGTGCTGAGCAAGGATGGGAAGACGGTGCTGAGCTACGCGGTGCTGCAAGCCGCCCGCCGCGATAAAGCCAGCGAGCGCGATGCGCGCCTGGCCGCCGAAGCGGAGGCCGAGCGCCTGCGCAAGGAGATCGAAGACCTCAGAGCCGGGCGCAAGCCTGCCGCTGAAGCCGCCGACCCCCTGGACGAAGCGCTGGCCGATGCAGCCGAGGACTTCCCCGCGCTTACCGCCGTGGCCAAGGTGCTGAAGGAAACCCGTGACGAGCTCGCAGCGCTGAAGGGCGCTGGCAAGACCGCCGCGGCACCTGCAGCCCAAGAAGCCGCCGAGGAAGACGCCGACCCCGTGCAGTCGGCCATCGACGCCGTGCCGGCCCTGGCCACATGGCAAGCCACCGACCCCGAAAAGTTCCGCCGCGCCCAGCAACTGGACGTGGCGCTCTCGGACTCGCGCAAGTGGGCTGGCAAGCCCATGGCGGAGCGCTTTGCGCACGTCGCGCGCCTGGTGGCCGATGAGTACGACATCCAGATCGAGGACGAACCCGCCCCTCAACGCACCACCAGAACCACCCCGAACCGGGCCGACCCTCAAGAAGTCATCAGCCGCGCGGCGCGTCAAACGCCCAACACGCTGAGCGACATGAAGGGCGGTGCTGCCGCGGGCTCCGAAGAACGGCTCGACCGCATGCCACCGCAGCGAATGCTGGCGCGCATGCAGGAGATGACCGATCAGGAGATCGAGGACCACCTGGCCAAGTTCGGCTGAAGCAACCCATCCGAACCTCAAGGAACTGAACCATGTCTGGAACCAACGTCGCTCGCGGCGCGAACCTCGCGCTGCAGCAGTATTCCGTGGCCGTCACCGCCCAGGTGATCCGCGCCCCGGGCAACCTCAACGCCCTGACCGGCCCCGCGCCGAAGCAGAGCGACGCCGAAGCGAACATGAAGCAGCAGACCTCTGCTGACATGCCGTTCGTGCGCATCACCGACCTGTCCACCGACCCGAAGGGCGACAAGGTGACGGTCGACGCCTTCAACATCGTCGGCGGCAAGCCCATCATGGGCGACCGCAACGCCGAGGGCAAAGGCAAGCGCCTGAGCTCTTCGTCGTTCGACATGCTGATCGACCTCGCCACGTTCAACGTGGACGCCGGCGGCAAGATGAGCCGCCAGCGCACCCGCCACGAACTGCGCCGCATCGCCCGCGCGGCCATCGCCGGCTACTTCCCGCGCCTCATCTGGCAGCGTGCACTGACCCACCTGGCCGGCGCGCGTGGCTTCCAGACGGGTTCCTCGTGGGACATCCCGCTGGCCAGCGATGAGGACTTCGCCGAGATCATGGTGAACCCGGTGAAGGCGCCGACCTACAACCGGCACCTCGTCATCGACGGCACCAACCTCGTGCA